AAGTTGAAAAGAGCAGAAGCTTTGATTGCTGCTGGATTAGCTGTTCCTGCTATAGGAACACATTTCGCTGAAATCGGAAACCTTAAAACAGTTTCAGTTGGAGCACGAGGAGGAGAAGTTGAAATTGCTTCATATGTGAAAGAGTTACAGGTATTAGGAGGTGCTTTTGTTGTTTTAGGGTACGCTGTAATTCCTTCATCGTTAATTACTTCTTCAGATCAGAAAGCCATGTGGTCTGAAGTAGTTATGCGAGTTTTTCCGTCATTAGATGAAACGCCTACGGTAGCAATGCTTCATAGTGTTACTGAAGGTTATATCAAGTTGTTGAGAGGAGACGAGACTTACACATCTTCTACTATGTCTGAACATGGATAGCTTCTTATATAAATATAGAGTTGGAATACCTGTAAGTGGAGTAGTTCTTTTGGAGCAACTTGCTAATACTGTTTTTGCTGGTGTCGTTTCTCGTTATTCTGTGCTTATGATGTATTTACAATATTTGCCACATAAAACTTACAGGGAATTGTATCAATTAACTCCGTCAAGAACGGGTTTTTTGAAAAGTTCTCTTAAGTTGTGGGATGTTTCACTTTCTCCCACAGGATTGAAGTTTACAATTGGCTGGCGAAAAAGCGATTTTGTCTCTGCCAGAGCTTATTATCCTGCTTACGTAGAATTAGGAACAGGAATTTATGTGGGACGATCTCCTATAAGACCTAAGAGAGCGAAGGCATTACGATTTGAAACTGAAGATGGACGTATTGTAATAACTCGTCAAGTGAGAGGTCAAAAAGGACAACAAATGTTGTTTAAAGCAATTACTTCTATGTTTAATTCTTTGGCTAAAGAAGCTTTTCAGTTTAGAGGTGTTAAATGAGCTTAGTAAAACATAAGACAGCTTTGAAAGAAATTTTTGAAGCTGAAATGCAAGCAGGTGGTTTACTAGAGTCTAAATGTGATGGTGTTTTATTGACTGCGTTTGATAATTTACCTGATACGTACTCGAAATTTATTACGTTGGCGGATTTTATCATAGATGATGTTATAGTGGGAAGAAAGACTTCTAAATTTGTTGCTATTTTACAGACTATTGTTTGTGCTTCAGTTATCTCAGATAATAATGTAGGGAGCAATGCTGAATTTCAATGTATGGATTTAGGTCTGGCTGTAAGAACGATTTTGAAAAACAATCCTACTTTGACAAGTGTTTCTTACCCTAGTGGGGTAGCTAAAGAAACTTTTGTTTTGTCGTCTCCTGTTGAACCTTTAATATACAGTGATGTTCGTTGTATGGCAATGTCTATTACAGTAGAAATTAGAATGGAGGCTTAGAATGGCGTTGTTTCCAAAAGATATTTGCGTAGCGTTGAAAACGACACTAGAGAATTCTAGTCGTTTATCGTATGTTGATAGTGTAGTTATTCAAAAATATCGTCGGGAAAGTATACCTGATTTTGATAACTATTGTATTATTATAAGTCCTTCGTCCGCACAAGCTGTTGTTTATCCAGCTTCTCAACGTTTTATTCAACTTAGTATTGATTTGATTTTACTTGGCGTGGTAAACTACACGCTAGAGGATGCGATTATAGGGGATTCCCCTAATGAAAACCCTCCTCGTGTAGGGATTCTTACTATGTATGAAGATATTTTCTATACGTTGTATCAAAATAATTTAGGAGGTGTTATTGAGTTAGCTCCAGGATATACAGAATTGGACTCTTTAGCGGCTTTTGATGTTATTGTAGATTCTAGGTTAGAGCCTTTTGTGGTAGAGGCTCGTGTTGTATATAGTCCACGAGGAAAGCGTTTTATATCGTTGAGTTGACATTTGGAGTAAAAAAGTTTATTATATTAAGGAGGTTTACAATGAAAGTAAGATTAAAAAAAGGCTGTTCTTATCTAGCGTATGCGGATAACTCTAAAGATATAGTTGTTGGTAAAGGTGGATTGAATCCAAAGGAGTTTGAAGTTACTCCTGAGCTATATCAGGTTATTAAAAATTTTGTTGAGCCTGTGCCTGAAAAAGTTGTAGTTGTTAAGAAAAAGAGGGAGAAAGAAGTGGATATAACGGAGGAATAAAATGACTTTACCTGGTTATGAGGCTCGTCGTGCCATTGATATGCAATGGGCTTTTTCTACAAAAAAACAAACTGATTATGATACTGCTTTACTTGACGAAGATATAACTTTAACACATCCTTTACGAGAACCTTCTGTCGCTGAAATTTCAAAAGAATATAGAAGCGATAAAGAAACTTATGGGAAAGGACATGAATTTGCTACTTCAAAATGGGAAGTTGCAAGAGATGTTCGTTTTACTAGAACCGTTGATGGTAGTACTCTTATCTTGGGTTGGCTTTTAGCTTTTACAATGGGAAGTGTAACAACAACCCAGCCTGATGGTACAGGACATACAAATACGTATCTTCATACTTTTTCTTTCTTTGATCCTACTGTAACTGGAACTGCACAACTTCCAGTGACTACAATTGTTGAAAACATTCCTGGTGCTATTAAGAGGGCTTTGGTTTCTATGGCAATATCTTCTTTAACTATTTCTGCTGAAGGGTTTGAATTGTTAAATGCTACTGCTGAATTTATTGGTAGTGGAGAGACTGCTGCAAGTACTTTGAGCATGCCTTCTATGCCTACTTTACATTATTTATCTTCTAATTATGCTACAGTTAAGTTAGGAGATTCTCAAGAGGATATTACAACTCGTGTTCGAAGTTGGTCAGTGTGGATTTGGACGCTTCTTCAGATTTATTGGAGGATTTTCTGAATAATACAGTTCTTGCGTTGGAAATTTATTGTGAAGGAGATGAGGTTAGTGATGGCGATTATAAACACTATTTGAGAATCAGGTTTCCTCGCCTGATGTATTCTGCTGTTCCTATTGAAGAAAATGACGGTGTGTTTACTTATGCTATCACTTTTGACGAAGCTTCTGTGTTGTATAATGATGGAGACACTCCAAATCCTATTGTAACTATTGAAGTTCAGAATGAAACAGCCTCTTATTTAAGCTCGTCATAAAGATTTATGGTGGGTTTAACTATAAAATCTACTAAAGGAGGGAGTTTATGTCTTACGATTTGTCTTTGGATGAGGTCTATTTTAGATTAAAAGAGATTCGGGGAGATCGGAAGATTCTTTTGTATCATTATTTCCGTCTCCCTAAACAAGAGGATTGGCAAAGTTATTATCGAGGTTTTGGGGAAGTTGGACTGAACAAATGAAAAGGACGCTCGACTATGGGAAAAGTTGATTTTACGTGTTGGTGGTTATAAGTATAAAGGTGAAGATGTGATGTCGTTGGAGAATTGGAAAGATTTAATTCCGTTACCTCACAAGTTAGAAGCTGTTCGAGGATTTACTTCTGTTTGGCAACCTGATGTCCAGACAGAAGACTCTTTAATTACTGTGGATAGTTTAGATTTAGCTGAAGATACTCAGGAGATTAGTTTGGTTGTTTTACAGAATGGAGAGGAACATCAGCTTATGTTTAAGTTTACTGCTCCTGAGTCTGAAGATTTTGTGCGGTATAATCGAGCTACTAGTAAAATGCAGTTTGTGAAGACTAAACAACGAAATGTGCAGGCAATTAGAGTTCCTTTGGATATTACTCCTTATATTAAGTTGTTTGATAAGTTGTGTGTTTCTGTTGAAGGGTACGTTTATAACGGTGAAGATTTGATGAAACAGTCAAATTGGAAAGATTTAGTAGATGCGTATCATAAGAGAATTGCTGTATCAACACTGTTTACTGTTTCGTTAGAGGAGACTGAGGGAAAAGCGACTGGTGGGAGTCGCTAAGAAGAGTTTTTGCTGTTCTTCTTGAACAAGGGAGGGTAGAAGCTTGCCCTGGAGAGGAAAATTGTGTTCGGTATATTACAGCGAGTGATAAAGAAGGTGTTTGTAAGCATTGTAAAAGGCGAGTAGATAATCTTGGGCATATTGAAGGAGCGGATGCTGCTCTTTCTTGGGCTTCACATATACTACAAATAGAGGCGTTGAAAAGAGCTGGTGCTCATTTTCTTTTGAATGATTTAAGCTGGGAAGAATGGCAAAGTCTCATTCTATTAGAATCTGTGAAAGCTGAGATAGAAGAAAAACAACAAAAAGATGCTGAGATGAAGCAGCTTTTAGCGAGAGCACAAACTCCTCAAACAAAGGTGCGATAAATGGCAGAAACCGTTGGCTCAGAAGTAAAAGCAGAAGTTAAGATAGACACATCGCCAGCATTAACATCTTTAAAGAAATTGGCTACTACTGGTATAGACCCAGTTACTGCTAAACTTCAACGTATGGTTAGTCAGACTGATTATTTCTATTTTTCGATAAAACGTATTGCGACATATTCAGCTATATTTGGTTTTTTCAGAATGCTGCTTAAAGAATTCCGACAACTTATGGAGTTGGAGTTACGTATAGCTGAAGTTTCTACTCTTGTTGATTTGCGTAATAAAGATATGGCAGAGTCTTTTAAGACTGTCGTAAAACAAATTATGACTTTAGACCCTCATTTAGGGAAAGCTACAGACTTAGTTAAAGGTTTATATGAAATCATGTCTGCGGGCGTGTCTAAGCCTGCGGAAGCGTTAAAATTGTTAACACTTTCTGCTAAGTATGCGAAAGCAGGTGTTACTGAATTATCAACTGCGGCAGCTATGTTAACTTCTGTTATGAAAGCTTATGGATATGCTGCGGATGACATGCGAGAAAGGGCTGATGAACTTTTTACATCAGTTATGGAAGGTAAATTCCATGTAGCAGATTTAAATGAAGCTATTGGTCGAGTTTTACCGTTTTCTGCTGCCATGGGAGTTTCTCTTCGTGAAGTGGCTGCCGCTTTAGCGGTTTTATCTCAACGAGGTTTAGATGCAAGTGAAGCTGCTACAGTTCTTAGTCGTATCTTAATTTCGTTTCTTCGCCCTTCTACAAAAGACGCTGCTACTTGGCTTAATAGGTTAGGTATTGAAGCTGGAGTTAATGCGTTTCGTAGTAGAAATTTAGTAGAGACATTTAAGCTTTTACGAGAAGAGATGCAAAGACATCCTGAAGTTCTTTCTAAGATTTTCACTCGTCAAAGAGGTTTGTTAGGTGCAACAGTTTTGGTAGGACATGGTTTAGATGAAATGATTGCTATGTTGGAGAAAATGGAGAAACAGGTAGAGGGAACTGGGGAAGTTCAACGAGCGTATGAAAAAATTGTAGAAACAAATAGTGAAACTCTTAAAGCTTTAAGTGCAGAAGTTCAGCAAGCGATGTCTCGATTTTTAAAGTTTTCAGGGATAATTAAAGCGATTATAAAGGGGGTAGGTGCGTTGACTGTTGCTTTTGCAGGACAAGCTCCTGTGGTCACTACTGTTTCTGGTCTTATGTTAGTTCTTTATGGTGCGTTACGAAGGGCGTCTGTTAGATATGCTCAACTTAAAAGTTTACAAGATGATTATGATAAAGCATTGAAAAGAGGAAGAATTACACAGAGTTTATTTAATGAGGCTATAGAAAATACGAGTAAAAAAATGAATACATTGGCTGTGGGGATGAAGATTCTTCGTGGGGCTATGATAGCATTGACAATAGGTCTTACTATTTATTCGTTAATTGCTGAAAATATACGAAAGGCAAGAAGAGCACAAGAAGAGTACAATAAGGAAATAGGTGAACTATCAAAAAAATATAGAAATTTAATGTCAGATATGGGGTTGTTAAAACGTTTTTACGACGAAATGGGTTTAAGTGCACAAACAGCTTTAAAACGAATGGGAACAGTTTTTTTAAAACGAGTTATGACTGACATACAGAAAATGAGGGAAGCGGCGGTAAAGGGAAGAGTAGAAGCTCAGGAGGAACTTCGGAAGCTTTTTAATGAAATAAGGGCAGATTTAAAACGTTCTTTGGGGGTTTCTTTTTTTGAAGAGTTTGTCTCAAAAGAGATGCTTGCATTTGATAAAGCTCGTCAACTTTTTGAAGAGACAGGAGAAATTACCGCTCCTCTTATAGATGCGTTAGCTCGTTCTACATATTATCATGAACGAGTGAATCAATTTATAGAGGAAGGAAATAAGAAGTTGTTAGAAAATTTGGAAGTTCGGAAGAAGTTTCAAGCTTATATGTTCGATTATCTGCGGTTACAGCGAAATATTAATGATATGCAGTCTGTGTTGTTATATACAACGGAAGAATTAATGGGTTTTATTAAAACAGATAAACTAAAAGAGTATGCTGATATTGTAGGACGAATTCTTTCAGGAGAGTTGTTGAAAGATGAGAAAATTAAAGCTTTATTAGGAGATTTGTTTAAGAATTTGAATTTAACTTGGGAAGAAGGAATACATTTATTAGAATCTTTTGGTAAAAGAGTTGACGAAGCAATAACAGGGCAAGCTAGAATGCAACGATTAAAAGAAATTAATGAGGGTATGAAAGAGTTAATAGATCATCAAAAACAATATATTTTAACATCTGGTGAAGCGTCAATAAAGATTGCTCAGTTACAAGGAGCTTTAAAGGATTGGCTTGCTCGTGGTGGGGATGTGAAGAAATTTGTTGATATTCATAAAGATTCTATAAAAGTTCTTCAAAATAGTTTAGGGAATTTGAATGAAGGGCAGAAAAAAGTAGTAGAGAGTTGGATACGGTATCTTCAAAGTAGTGGTAAAGAGACTGAGAAGTATCGAAAGAAAGTAGTAGATATAAATAATGACATGAAAAATGATGTTACTAGAATACTTGCTGACATAGAGCAATATGAAAATGAATTAAATATGAACAGAACTGAGAATGTGGCGACTCAAGCAAGGAAAGAGATTGAGATTTTAAGACAAAAGTATAAAGAGCGAATTGAAGAGCTTCAAAAGACTTTTGGGTATCAAAAGAATCTGTGGTGGTCGTATTCTATATTCGTAGCTCTTCTACAAAAGAAGATGGCACTTGCAGAACAAGTTGTTCGGAAAAAGAATTTACAAGAATATTTGAAAGAAGAACAAGAAAGAATAAATACTACTTACAGGACAGTTGAACAACAAAGACGTGCAATGGAACGGTTGTATGGGGATTTTGATACCCTTATGAAAGATTGGGGAGTAACTTCAAAGGAAGAGTTAGATAGACTTAGAAAAATATGGGAGGAGTTTTTTGGAGATTGGAAGAATGAAATAGAACATGCTCGAACAAAAACTGAAGAGTGGGCAGATGCTTTATCAGTTATCGGGAGAATGTTTTCTTCTTTGCAGTCATTGCTTTCAGATGTTTTTGGAAACACTGCTTCGAGAGTGATACAAACAGTTATTAATGTTGTTGATACTTTAGCAAAAGGATTTCGAGCTACAAGTTCGGCTTTAAAAGCTTATCTATTCTTGATATAATTGTTGCTGTAGGGACGACTGTTATTGGAGTTATTTCTAAGTTGTTTAAAGGGAAGAGTAAAGAAGAAAAGGAAGCTGAGAAACTAGCTCGTGATATAGCACAAGTACAAAAAGCTCTTTCAGATTTAGGAGAGATTTCAGAAGATACCGCTAAGAAGTTTTTGGAATTACAGAAACAGTGGGGAACTGCAACTGCACAAGCAATGATGTTAAGTCAGATTATGGAAGAAACTGGAATTAATATGAATAATATTACAAGATACGGTGAGTTGTTGTTGACTGTTTTAGACGAGATGTCGAAAGGGATGATTAATTGGGAGAAAGGGTTAAAAGCAGCAGGAGATGCGTTTCAAAAACTTTTAAAAGGAGCAGAAGACTTAGGTTTGGAAACTACTCCTGAAATAATTGAATTCATACGACGGACAAGAGAGATGGGAGTTGTTGTTCCTGAAGTAGTTGAGTATGTTAATAAACAACTTGAGAAGATTCCTGATGCTTTAAAAGATATTATAGAAAGTTTTAAGATGGTTAACCTTGATAAGTTATTGGAAAAACTTGGAGAAGAAGAGTTTACTCATCGTATAGAAAATATGACAAAAGAATTAGATAGATTTTCTCGTATGGCTAAGTATTCGTTTGATGCGATGGTAGCGTCTGGAAAATCTTATTATGAAGCTCTACAAATGTTGAAAGAGCCTTTACAGGCATTAATTGAACGCTATCAACATTTAAATAAAGAAGTACCTGAGTTTCTTAAACCTTTAGCTAAAATGATTGATTTGATGAAGCTTAAACCTGCGGTATTTAAGGGTCTTGATGCGTCTTTAACTATGCTGAAATCGTTTAGAAATATAGGATACTTAAATCAACAGATGTTTAAAGATTTATCAGTTTCAGCAACTCGGTTTGCTAAAACAATTTTAGGTGTTGAGGGTAATTTGAATGATGCTCTAAAAAATATGGCAAAAATGACGCAAGACCAAATAAATATGCTACTTCCTGTGGTAGCTCAGTTTGTTCAAGCAGCAAGTTTATTTGGTTTAAATGTTCCTGCGTGGATGAAAACGTATGTAACAAGACATTTAGGAGTGGCGTGGGGAGATTTTAAAAAACAAGTAACTAAGCAAGCATTAGCAGCAGTAAATACAGCAGAAAGATTGAAAGCAATTAATAATAAAATGAATAATTTACCTGTTATTAAGGACAGGTTAGCTAAAACTAATGAATGGTTACAAAAAATACATGATAGACTTCGTAGTGGAAGAAGCTATCAAAGTGGAACTCCGTATGTTCCTTCTACAGGAATAGCGACACTTCATCAGGGAGAAGCGGTATTACCTAGAAACCTGTCTGTGGCATTAAGAGAGTTTTTTACAGGAAGAAGGTCTTCTGGACAAGAGAGTAATGGTGGAATGGTAGAAGCTACAATTGTAATAGATGGGCACGCTGTTTATAAGGCTCTTGTGCCTTATTTAAGAAAAGGGGGAAACTATGCTGATTTTGAGCTGTCTTCTGAAGGAGTGTTTTAATGGGATTGAATAGATTTATATATGATAATACGCTTGAACCAAATCCTAGTTGGGATTATCATCCTCAACATTCTATAGAGAACATTAGAAATTTTTGGTCTTCGGTTACTTATAGAAGTAGGTATGGAACTGGTTCTGGTTGGGGTTATTTTTATATTAGTTCAACAACTAATAAAATAGATTTTAATGAAGGTTCAGGCGAACTTACTGCTACAATTTCTACGGGAGCTTATAGTGCATCTTCATTGGCTACAGCAATACAAAACGCTTTAAATAGTGTTGGTTCTTTAACATATACAGTAAGTTATTCTGACACAACGAATAAATTTACTATTTCAGCATCAGGAACATTTTCACTTTTATGGAAGACAGGAACTAATTCAGCTCAAACTATTGGAAAGCACATTGGATTTGATATTTCTGCGGATGACACAGGACAGTCTTCTTATGTTGCGGACTCAATAAGAATCCATAATCTTGTTGCTCCTCGATTTACTTTGTCGTCAGCAGTATCTTCTACGTGTTGTGTTGTATTTGGTTTGAATTTGACTTCTTCGTACCAAATTCTTCAATTAGAACGTTATACAGGAAGTGCTTGGTCGAGTATAGGAAATTTTCTTTATGATTCTTCAAAAGGAAAAGCGATTGTTTTTTATGACTCTGTAAGTTCTGATAAATATCGAATAACGATACGTGATTGGGAAAATCCTGATGGGTATGTTGAAGTAGGAACAATACTTCTCGGAGATTATATCAGACTTTCAAAATTGTATGATTATGGTTATACTGGGACTGTTGAGGATATGTCAACTAAAGAGTATTCTAAAGAGGGGTATGTTTCTATTACAACGCAATATTTACGAAAATCAAAAGCTGTGTCTTATGAATTATTAAAATCAGATTTCAATCTTTTAATGTCTTTGTATGATACTGTAGGAGGACATTTACCTATAGGCTTAGTGGAAGATGATGATAATATTCTAGATTCTCTTTCATATGTTTTATTAGATAGAAGGTTAAGGTATCGAGGAGTGGATGCGTATTTTACTGAAGTTGACCTTAGTTGGGAGGAACTTAAATAATGGCAATTACAACTTGGAGTCAACTAGTTAAATTGCCTAACCCTAATATTAGGTATTTAGTTGAACTTAATTTAAAACGACATGTGGCTACAGGAAGTAACTGGACTAGTGAGGGTTCAAATACATATTCTTGTTCTTGTCCAGAGATTGAAGTAAATACTGTTACGGATAATGGACAAGAATTGACAGTGAAATCGTCTGTTTCAGAAGTTCAATCTACCGCAGGTTCGTATTATTTTGATTTTTACAATCAAAAGCTTTATGTTCATTGTTTTGATAATGATGATTTGTCTAATTCTTCAACAGATGTTGTTATTGTTTATTATTGTTGGAAATATGTTGCGACAGGAAAGTGTGAATATAACGGTCATCTTTATTTACCTTTAGTTGCTGTTGACAGTTTTCCGACATTGTCACTTTCAGTTGATGATATTGTAGAAGGGATTTATAAGTTTAATTTTGGAACGTTTTCACTTTTGAATGCTTATAAAATTTTAGATGATTGGGCAGTAAATTATATTTTCTTGAATGCTCGCACTGTTATTAAAGCTGGAGGAACAAATCCTGAGTATCCTTATGATGAATTTCAAACTGTTTTTGTTGGACGTATTTCTGACGTTGATATTACAGATGAACGAGGATTCTTTTCTGTAAAAGATATTAGAGTAGGAACATTCGAACAGCTTCCTATAAATCATTACTGGAAGGATAATTATCCTCGTTTAGCTGATGAATTTGAAGGGATGCCGATTCCTTTATTTTATGGAGTAAAGGAAAACATTGTTCCTGTCTGTATACAAAAAGATTTAGAATATACTGTAGACACAGGAAATTCTGAAGGCAGTCAATCTTTAACAGTAAAAGAAGATATTGATGCTTCTACTCCTTCAAGCGGTACTTTAGTCGTAGTAGGGTCACCTGAAGATGTGTATGAATATTCTTCCTGGAGTGGCAAGACTTTTACGTTAACCTCATCGTTAAAACGAGAGTTAACTGAGGATGAAATTATTTATATTGTAGGCACAAATCGTTGGAAGATTGCGGAATCTCGTAAAATAAAAGAATTCACACAAATTCGTAAAAATAAAGAAGTTCTTACTGTAGGAGTAGATTATACAGTAGATTTAGATAAAGCAGAATTTGAACTTAAAATTCCTTTCGACAGTTCCGCAGGAGATTATTTAGAAGTAGATGCTAAAGGATTTGTGGATGAAAGTGATGATTTAATTATTAAAGGTGCTGATATTGTTTTAGATATTTTACGTACTTATTTACAGTTTGTTGATGACGAATTAGATTTAGATTCGTTTAATACAACAAATTCATTAAGAACATCTGAATTGTGTGTATATTTAGATGTTGACCAGGGTTCTAGAGAAGTGCTACAGACAATTGGAAGGAGTATTGTAGCTTTCTTTACACCGACTCGTGATGGAAAACTCGCTTTTGAGGCTTATGAGCCTACTGTGCCTTCTGATGCTGTTGTATTGTATGATGCAGATTATCGAACATGGAAAGTTACTTTTGAGGACTCTTTTGTAAAGAATAAAGTGCGTGTTTTATATGATAAGAATCCTAAAACAGGGAGCTTTAAAGTTGTTGAGCGTAATAATTATGATGTCTTATATAAATATGGTGTCAGGGAAACGTTATCTGTAGAGACATATTTAAAAAATAAAGCTGATGCGGAGGTGTTAGCAGGCGGTATTCGAGACATGTGTTCTCAACCTATAAAAATGGTTGATACTTCGTTTGGAACAAAAGGATTTTTATTGTATCCCACACGAAAGGTTCTTGTTAATCGAAAGAGAGCACCTGATGCATCAGGAAAATTTGAAAATGCTATTTATCGGGTAAGACTAGTAGAAAAAAGTTTTTCGGCTGAAGAAACGCACGTTGTTTTAATGGATGATCTACAAACATTAGGTGCTATTTTTTGTTATGTTTGTTATTCTTGTCAAATATGCGTTAGCGAAGAAGCGTCTTGTTCTTCTTGTTATTCTTGTCAACTTTGTTATAGCTCTCAAATAGGATGTGAACAATGTGATACGTGCCAATTATGTTATGTTTCTCAGAGTGGATGTGTATCTTGTGATACTTGTCAAAATTGTGATACGTGTCAAACTAGTGTAGGTAGTTGTGAAGTTTGTGAGTTGTGTGATACTTGTGAATTATGCGATACTTGTCAAAGTTCGGTAGCTTTTTGTGATACGTGTCAAAGTTGTTATGGCTGTCAAAGTTGTGATATATGTGAAAGTTGGGTTTCTTGTGCTTCATGTGATACTTGTCAAAGTTGTGTAACTGCACAAGACTGTGCTGGATGTGAAATTTGCGATACTTGTCAAAATTGTAATACATGCCAACAATTATATGCGACCTGTGAGTCATGTGATACTTGTCAAGTGTGTAATACAGCTCAAGAGTGTTCTGGATGTGAGTTATGTGATACATGTCAAAATTGTAATACATGTCAGTCACAAGTGTCTTGTGCTTCATGTGATACTTGTCAAGTATGTGTAACTAGACAACAATGTGATTTATGCGATACTTGTGACACATGTCAGTTGCAAGTATCCTGTGCTTCATGTGACACTTGTCAAGTGTGTAATACTGCACAAAAATGTGCTGTTTGTGATACCTGTGACACATGTCAGTTGCAAGTATCCTGTGCTTCGTGTGATACTTGTCAATTATGTAATACTTGTGAAGCTTGTGACGCATGTCAAATATGTAATACATGTCAAGGCTATGAACAATGTGGAGCTTGTAATGTTTGTGATACATGTCAAACATGTAACACATGTCAACATTGTGATGCATGCGAGAAGTGTGATGTTTGTGAGTTAGGAGATTAAAATGGCTTGTGATACATGTCAGAACTGTGATACTTGTCAGTTGTGTGATACAACACAGTGTTCTTCTTGTCAACAATGTGATACATGTCAACAAGGAGTTGCTTCTTGTTTGATTTGTCAGTTATGTGATACGTGTCAAAGTTCTGTGACTAGTTGTCAGAATTGTCAGCAA